TCTTGACGCTTCAATTGTGCAACCAAAACTTGTTCGAAGAACGTTGTTCCGTTATCACGCGAAGATTGAATGTTTTGCTCGAAAGAGTTCGCACCTTTCAACTCAAACTTGTAAAGTGTAGTAACTCCCGCAACTGCCGTAATCACGTCCTCATAACCCGGTGTAGGTGGCGTAGTATCAAACGTTACATCGTCCGGGTATGCAATCCCATAATTTATTATATAAATTGCGTCTATACCCGAAACCGAATCCTTACAGGCTTCTAACCTACCACTGCTAATATCACACGACATAGTTTTAAATTTTAAAGGTTAGTATTAAAGAGTAACGTCGTAGATAACGCAGTCTTCCAAAATTCCGATTTGAGTTCCCGCAGTGTATCGTGCAACAAAACGAACGTTTTTAGAACCGTCAAGGTCAGCCATGTCCAAAACACGAACTTCGTTATGGTCAGAAAGTAGACCTGTACCGAAGAACAAGTTTTCTTTGGTAGTTGCCAACATTGAATCGGCAGCCAAACCATTTGCCATAAATACAGGAATACCGTCGAAAGTTAAAGCGTTCGCGTTTCCGTTGTACCATGTAGTACCTTGGTTGTTGATACCCGCAGCACCAATACCTGAAGTGAACCCACCCAATGCACGTACATACGCACGAACAACGTTTTGTGGAGCGTAGATTTTCAAACCTTCTTTTCCATAAAGTCTTGACGGAAGAGCATCAACTACTTTTCCTAATTCAGCGATAACGTTAGTAGGGTCAATAGCTGTACCTCCTACACATTGTGCAACTGGAATACCTGTACCCGCTTCACCTAATGCAGTAAAGAAAAGTCCGTCAAATTCACCAGCGTTTGCGCCGTCACCCATCCAAATAGATGTTTCAGTACCTTCTGCCATTGTTCCCAAAACACGGGCAATAAAGAAGTCTGTAAAGTTTTTTGGCAATACGTCAAATGCAGAATATCCCATTTGAACCGCCTCCCAATCATCCTCAAATTCAGTACGGCAAATAGTGGCATTTACTTGTAAGTACTTGGGTTCGATTACTCTGTCAGCAAGAACGATTTCACCTGTTGGGGTGTAATCACATGATTGGTCTGCAATCAAACCGCTTGATGAAAGAGTTTTTACCGTGCTTCGGTATTTTACGTTGGGCATAACGGTTACCCCGCCGTTTTCAATGGTGTTAGCACTCAAAAGAGCTGCACCGATGTACTTCCCTGCAAATTCACCTGCATAGGACGTAGTGTTGTTAACTGTTGTTGGCATTTTATTTTAAATTAAGAATTAATACAATTTGTTTAGTACCCTATCCAAAGACGATTGCGCCCTATTTTTAGAGTATTTGAATACTTGTGTTGGTTGCTCGTTTTCGGGGTTGTAAGAAATAGGTTTTACCGAACTTGCGTTTTCTAATTCCGTCTTTACGGCTTTCAATTCAGCTTTCAACGTTTCGTTTTCTTCACGCATTTTTGCAACCTCTGAAAACAACGTTTCTTTGATAATAGATTCGATTGTTTTCTTTGGCTGTGGTGCTTCGGTTTTCATTTCTTCTTCAACCGCTGCTGGTTCTTCTACAACCTCTTCTTCAGTTGTTTCTTCAACCTTTTCTTTTATTTCTTTTATGATACCTTCTTCTTCAACGACAAGAATGTACTCGCCGCCTTCCATTTCGTATTCACCAACTGGAACAGGTACGTTACCTTCTTCCGTTACTACGAATACCTCTGCGCCCGGTTCAAAAACTTCCGCTTCAATTACGGTTGTTCCGTCTGCCAAACGTGCTTGTTCAAGTTTCACTTCTATTCCTAAAAGCGTCTTGATTTCTTTTATTGCTTGTTTTGCGTTCATAATCATTTAACTTTTTATAAATTATGTTTTTTCTTAAAGTCTCCAAAAAATTTATTTTGTTTTTGCATTTCATCAAGTATCTTTTTACTTTCTTTATAATCCGTAGATATATTAGGGTCTAAAGATAATTCCTCTACTTTTTTAGCAAAATTTTCTAAATCAGTTTCGATAAATACAGAATTGCCACTTAACATAAAATACTCTTTTTGTATTTTTTCAATTGCTTGTCTTAATTGTAGATATTTTTGTTTATCTTCTTCTAACCATTTTTTGTATTCATTTAATCTTAAAATAGAAGCTAACTCTACATTTACCTCTGATAACTCGGTTTTTCCTAACTTCGCTATCTTTTCAAATACGTGTTTATTCATAACTTATTAACTTATTGGGTTTATATTGTTGCATTTTTAGTTGTAACTGCTACTTCGTGTTCGTGTTTGAGTAGTCTTAATAGTCGTGTTCTGCGTTTGGTTAACTAAACTACCCACGCCCTGTTCCCATAACCCACCATTGCAGCACTCACGCTTGTACGTGTTGTCTTTACATAGGCATCCACGATTACCGCCTATCGGACTCATTAACGCTTTTTCTCCTTTAGCCATTGCTTATCTTTTCTATAAAGTATATTACGTCGTACAAAGAACCTGAATGAGAAGGTTCAAACTTTAAAACCAACCCGTCACTTGCTGCGTTTTCGTTCGCGTACAAATGAAATGTTTTACAAAACTTATGTTCTACGCCGTTTCCTTTTGGGAAAATAAGTACGTCGGCTATGTTTGAATAGTCTGGGTCAGTAGGGCAGTTCAAATATATTTCAATATGTCCGTTGCTCGTGTTTAAATAACCCTTAAAACATATCGTAATACAATACGTTGCGTTTTCTTGTAAGGTAAATTCATTCACTCCATACATTGACAAAGCGTAGTTATCAATCTTTACTGCTCCGTCATTTTGTACCGTAAAAGGTGCGGTTGTAAAATTATACGTGTTTTCACCAACGTACTGTCCGTCGTCGTATCGCGCCCAGCCTGTATCTAATGCTGAATTATCAATAGGTGCGAACTGTCGCCATTGACCCTGAACTCCTGCGTAGTATTTATTTTCACTTTCTATTAACGCTCCATCTTCTGCTAACGTACTTGCGATTTTTTCTGAACTTACGTTTTCAACTTGTACGCCAAATTGTACATTTTCTTTGGTTCTACTTCTCGGTGGCATTTAGTATGTTTTTTATTTGTTCAACAATAGATTCGTGTTTACTTAGTTCTTCTTTGCTCTCAAAATACCCTTCAATGGAAAAGCCTTTGACTTCACCTGCTTTTACTTTCTGCCAAACGTCTTCGTTATCAACTTTCATTGAAATCATCCACGTACCGACGGGAAGACTAAACCCGTAAAATGCGCTTTTGTCTTTCTTTTCGTCTTCAACAATCCAACTTTCTACAACGGTCATTCCGTTAACCTCTTTCATGTGTTCGTAGGTTGCGTTTGATTGCTTATTTCTTTTTAAGAATAGTTCGGACGCTTTACGAATAGTCTCCTTTGTGAAAAATATGTAGTATTCCTGTTTCGTCTTTTCGTCAATCCTTAGAATTTTTTTATCGGGAATCAACGCCGCACCCATCAACAAACGCTTTTCTTCGTCGACCTCTTTTAATTCGACGTAGTGTTTGTTTAGGGCAACCCAATCTTCCTCTATTGCCGGGTGTTCAACTACGCTAACCGCATAAACGCCCTGCTTTAAATTGTCCTCGTCTAAAATTAATTCTATCACTTCCATAATTTCATAACTTAAAAATTCTACAATGTCGCATTTGATATTCTGTTCCTGTCTAACGCCTGTGCTGTCGTTACGTCGCCGCTTACTACATACGTTTGAATAGGGGTGTTTGCAAACTGACTCAAAGCGTTTACGTTCGCATTTCCTACAATGTTAAATTCAGGGCTTTGCACTGGTGCCGTTACTCCACCTGACGTTGAACCACCGCCGCCACCACCTGACGTAGCCGCTTCAAACTTTTGGTCTGCTATCTTTTTAACGTTTAACAATCCCGCCGTTATTGCCGCTCCCGCCGCAATGAAATTAAACGGTGGTGGAGACGACGCTAACGCTGCATTTGCCGCCTTGTACGTGTCCATAATAGCCTGTGCAATTTGTACGCCTTTTTGTATTTTAAACGCTTTCTTTTGCTGTGCTATTGACTTACCAGCAAACATTTCTGTTAAGTTCGAAATGATGTTTAGTGAATCGTAAACGGCTTGAACTCTAAAATCATTTAGCTTTTTTATTCGTTCTTTTTCAGCGTCTTTATTCGCTTTGTCTTCCGCTGCCATTGCATCGTTTTCGCGTTTTGTTATGGCTGCTAAATCCTGCAAATACTTTTCTTCCAACGCCTTTTTTAGTTCCGCGTTTCCTTCGGCTGCTTTTATTTCTTCATCAAACTTTAATTGAAGTTGGTATCTTTCAAAATCGTTTTGACTTAGTGTTAATTCCTGTAACCTGTAATACTGTTGGTCTTCTATTTCGTATCTTTTGGCTAACTGTTCGTTATATGCGGCTAACTCTTCTTCCGCTTTTTGTTTACGTAGCGCTTCGGCTTCGGCTGCGAACTTTTCTTTAATTTGTCGTATTTCCGTTTCCTGTGCGCTCGTTATTTTACTTATGTCCTGTCCGTATTTTTTAGCCTTGTTTATTAGTTCTTTGTATCGTTTTTCAACCGCGTAAATTTCTTTTTCTTCTTCGGTTTTCGTTCTTAATAATTGTTGTTCGTCAAATTCAGCTAACGCCGCAGAAATATCCGCTAACGCCTGTTTCCTTGCGTCCGCTTCCGCTTGCGCCCGTTCCCTTGCCCGTTGCGCTCTTTCTTCCGCTTTTCTTGCCGCTTCTTCATCTATTGCGTTTTGTTCTTTGCTTGTTAGATTGTATTTCTTTTCTACGCTTTCAGCTTGTTTAATAATATCTTTGAACGCATCGTTGTAAATCTTTTGTTTTTTCTTTGCGTCTTTTTCTGCTCTCTTTTGAGCATTGTTATATAGGTTTGTTTGTGCTTTGTCGAACTGCTGTGTAATATACACATTGTTACCAGTCAAAATTTGCGTTCCACCTTTTGCGAATTTACCCAACAAAGACAATGTTTGTTCTCCCATGTTTCGTTGGTCTTCCATTTGTGCACTGACTTGTTTCGCGTATTCATCCGCTGCTTTTGCCATCAATGCGTTTGCCTGTGCTCTTAATGCCGCCGCTTGTACATATGCTTCTTTCTTTTCAATAAACATTTCCTCGGCTCTATTTAGGTCATTGGTTTTACCCATCGTCGAACCCAGCGTTTCGTTGTACGTTTTTAACGCTTGCTCTTTCGACATCGTACCCTTTCGTGCCGCTTCAAACGCACTGGCAACTTTTTCAGTTTCCATCCGAGCCGTTTTAGCCCCTTCTTTGTATTCATTCACCGTGGCATTTAACGCACGTTGCTTCGGTGTAAAACTTGCAAACGCTTCGCTAATTTTTGACCAATTGGAATACAATAACTGAATACCTACAATCAACGCACCTATTCCCGCAACCATAAACGCTTTGCTTGCCGCCGTCATTTTGGTAAATGAATCGACTACATTGTTTTTAATAGCTGTAATTGCGGGTAATGCCTGCTGCATAGTGTTTATGGCTGTAACCATTTGCATAGCCGCTTGAAACTTCATCATGGCTTTTTGTGCCGCTTCGCCTTCAATACCGAACAATTGCATAGCCCC